GGATTCATCGGGGTAGCTACGCGAAGTTCGGTCTCTGAAGTAATAAAGTGGTGATTCATTTCGTGAATGAGCGCAAATATCTGGGCCAATCCTCTGAATAATCTGCGCAAAATTCTTTGGGGACGTCCTTCACCCTGTGAAGCGAGGAGAGCCATCCCTGAGACAGTACGTAGCGCCGATGCTTTTCCCGCAGGGACTCTACCGACTTGGAAGTCTCCGATATTTGTGAGTCGTTCTTCATCCTGATTAATCAATCCTAACATGTTAATCGCCCAGGCTTGCCCAGCCGAATCAAAGTTGATAATCTTTAGGTCCTTATCAGGGTCATTCATGGGGTATAACTCCCCAGGGCTCATCCTGATAACCTCTTCCTTTATGGAAGATCCTGGTCTGTACGCGCCCCATGGAGATAGCGATAGTGTTCCGGCATCGATAGATTGATCAAGGAGTTGTTTTTTAAGATCAAAGAGACCTTCAACAATCTCTGGTATTCCGATTCCCGTCCTGCGATCTCTAACGGCGATAAGTTGTTCTTCAGCGAAAGGGCGGAGTGCCATTCTGTGAGGGTATTCCTCAGAGAGTCTCCGTACTCGGCATATTTTTTTGGCATCTTTGAGTACCCAGTAAACGACATCTTCAGTAACTCCATTTCCTAGGTCAACTACATCAAAGACCTGTAAGATGGTCATCAACCCATGCTCATCGGCATACTCTACACTATCCAGAACTTGTCCGTCAATCGTACTTCTGAGTTGCTGTTCAGGATGATCCTCCGTCTTAAGTTTATTCAATTCAAGCTGGGGCTTTTGCGTATTTTTATCACCATTGACAAAGCTGTCCTCAAGAAGATCATATCGTCCCGATTTCTTATGCTTACGTACTTCGTCAGCTGAAATCCTATCCACCAGAATTACGTGGCTTGCACCATGTGGATTGGAAGGACCAGGGGCTTGTAGATTCGCGGCATACGCAGGATGCAGAACATCAGAGCGATCCTTGATAATGATCTTAGGCCCATCATACACAAGGATCTCTTGCTTTACGATCATCTCGACAGCATCACGTTCATCCGTGTAGAATGAGACCTGGATCTCCAATTCATTGTCTATTACGATCCAGTCCCAGGGGTCCACACTTTGCCCCTTTGGACCGACAATCCCCTCTGGATAAACCTGAGTAAGAATCGTCTTGAAGTACTCACTAGGGAGCTGTTCATCAGGAATCGATGGCCACCTTACCGGAAAGGAGATGTCCTTATATTCCTTCACCCAAGGAACAAAGGCAGTAAAGTGCCCATCCAACGTGATCGAATCCACCAGACTGGACAGCCATTCATCCCCATTCTGGACAAATACCTGATGATCTAAGATAGCATCAATAGCGTCCTGCTTCTCCCTATCCCCTTGTGAGACAGCCTTGCTGTTCATTATGGGTCGGGTTGACATCACCGCATTGAACAACGTATCCTGAGTCTTATGAACCTGAGTTGCAATATCTGCAACCGCTGCATCCGATGCATTAACCCATGGTTCTGTTACATCCCCACCGCGCCATTGTCGATACTTCGCATAGCGCTGGTTCCGCATATCCATCTCGAATGTGCGATCTTGCGTATCGACCTCAAAAAACTTAACCGCTCGTTCGATTAATTTCTTCTGAGTCTCTTCCGAGATTGTTCTCTTACGTGTCCGTGCCATTATACTTTAATATCAACCGTTTGAATTAATTTTGAAATTTTCTCTAGTGCTTCTTCTACAGTATCTGCTAGCTGTGCATTAAGTGGATTAGGCCCACCAACATTGAATCCAAATTTATCCCCCCTTCGAAAGACTTCCGCCTTCATTACGCCCTGTTTATCAAAAAGTCCAAGACGTTCCCCCTCTTGGCGTAGATCAATCTCCTGTTCTTTAAACCGAGTTTTAAACTTTTCGAATTTTTGTCTCCCACCCAAAAACCGTACATCTCCACCTGGCTGTGAAAGAGGATCTCTTCCTTTAAAAATCTTTCCTGCCGCGTCAACATCTAATTCTAATTTTTGGCCAGAACCAGCTTTTTGGAATGCTGTCTTGGGCTTACCAAAAATACCTTCGAACAGTTTCTTTGCCGGACTAGATAACCGTTTAAATGCGATAGAACCAATAGCTCTTCCAGGAGCTAGGAATCCAGCAAGAAAACTCGGCATCTCCTCTTGGGTCCTTTGTCTTCCTAAATTCGGAATTCTAGCATTCCTAGGATCAATATCACTAGGATTAAGCAATCCTGGAATTAGACTAGTTTCTCTGGGATGCTTTGACACGAGTTTTTATCACCTGTGGGCCATGCAACAACATCTGGTAGGTGGGGTTGCTATTCATTAAGTACTTGAGAAGAGTGGGGAAATCGTCATCTTTGTCTTTGGGGAGTTGTTTCTGAGATCTGTCATCTACGTGTCGGTAATCGTCCCAGCAGTACCGTAGTAATTGTCGTATAGTTTGCGGACAGCTTGGATGGATATGTATTCTTGGTTGTCTACGATCTGGGTCGACTTTAAAGTAGTCATTAAGCCTTGCTCGGCCCACGTCTGAATCATCTGCGAGATCAATCCTGAGTCCCACTTCTGCGAACTCATCCTGCCAACTAACTCCTCTTCTCGCCCCACTTGGGGACTTCAACATGTTAGGATCACCCAGACGCTGCGCCACACGAAGTTTCAAAGTATCTTCAATTGTGTCAACTTGTGCCCGCAAATCGTCTGGACCACCCTCGGCGAGTACTTCGGCTACTACCCATAAATCATCATAAGCATCTACCTGTACCCATAATCCCATATGGGGTTTGCGTGGATGCGGATCAAGTAAAAAAATTGTGGGCAGGATTGGTTCTATGGAGAAATCAAGGACATGATTATAGTGAATTTCCTCTCCATCCACCAAACAATGAGTGCCATGATTGACGAAATCAGGGTGCACGCGATTAGAAAAGCGAATAGGTTGCCCTTTAATTCTGACCGCTGCGACCGCATCGCTCCAGTCCTCCGCCTGCTCTGCCACTTTTTCTTGATCCAGGTTTGCATTATCGGTACTCCACATCTCGAACCAGTCACGGTTCTTAGCTTTGTCTGGACCAGGCCGTCCCCGCTCGTACATCTCGTCGTAAGCCCAATCCACCGCTATAGAAGGGTCGTCTGGCCACGTCATACATAGATACATTCTCCCACCAACCCGCATCGTCCGAGCTTCGTTTTCCCTCCAGATAGCATATGTAGTCAGCTCGTCGTGCATAATATGGTGAAAATCGCCCGACGCAAAGTCTGACCAATCTTGGTTGTGCGCCATGAATTGCCATGTACTATCTCCTAAGTACTCTCCGGTTTCGGGATCGTGACACTGGACCGTGAGAACTCGGATTTTTGCACTCCATGCACTACTCCACTGTCCGCCTTTGAGCGTATGCCTGGGGATCCATCCCCAGTGGCCTTTTTCTCCTCCAGGTCCTGAGGTTCCATTCCACTTAAACCATTGAAGCTTTTGGAGAATGACTGTTTCAAGAGTAGTAGTAAGTGATTCAACGACGACTCGAATCGAGACAGGTCCTCTGAATTTAGCTCTGAGTCTGTCTCGTGCATCATCCGGCAAGTGTTCTGGATAAATTCCAGTTGCGTGCATAGTAAGTTCAGCAAGGATTGTATCGGTTTTAGATGCGCCGTTACCTCCTCCAACACCGAGATAACGTGTATTGGATCTATGAACTTGGAGGGCGATGTCGCTGACGGGGGTGTAGTATTCAATTTGGTTTTCCTGTCTGTCAAGTTGTTGCATCTCTAAGAGACGAATTGTTAGCGCACGAAACTCAGTTTGGCTAAGAGTTCCTAGGTCTTTCTTGGATAGTTCTCCAAAAACGTCAAGGTTCATTATGATCAAACTTTTCGTTTACTTGGTCACACCAAATCTTTGCTTCTTCTCTTGAACTAAACCATGCTACAGTAGCATTCGTCCAGTTAGGCTTATATGCGCCAAGATAAGCCTGATGCGCTCCATTATAATGTACGTATCTAACTCCAAGAGCATCTATAGCGTCAAGCCAGTCATCTAACTCACCAGAAACTTTCTCAACAATAAAATCCATATGACTAGGGTTCATTTTTCTCAACTGCCTTCTTCATCGCAGTATTCTCTGCAACATTCTTCCGATTCGTGTGTGTAAGCTTCTTATCTCCTTGAGTTACCTCAATATATTCAGCATCGACTAGAGACGTAATCCCCCTTCTCTCCATCTCCTTCAAGACCAAAGGCATCAACTCAGTCAGTTGCATACGTTCTTGTCTTGAGATGATGTGCGTCGGCTCCCCCTTGAGCAACTGACGCTTATCTCCCAGAATTCCCACGATGATAGCCAAGTCTTTAGCAGTCGCCCTGGCCATAGCGAAATCGTCCATGTATTCAAGTGCTGTATGCATTCGGTCCTCGATGAGGTCCGTAAGTTCCTTCGTCTTGACAGTCTTAAGCTCGGAAACAACGGCAAGATCCTTACCACGATACCTCTTAAGAATTCGCTGTATAACATTTTCGGGGATATCCGCTTCTTTAGCAAGCTGTTTAATCTTGGCATAGGGGTCTGAAGCTGCATCTAGAATCTTGGATTCAAGTTCAGTATTAAGGTCTTCCATGATGGTGCTCTAAAAATTTTCGTAGTTTATACATTCTGTTTAAAGCATGAACATTCATATGACTACTAGCTGTTCCATACTTTTCAGCCCCCCAAATTCTTTGATCTACCCATTCATATATTTCTGAAACTTCGACTAAATCAACCTCAAAGAAGGGTTTATGCAACTCGTCGTTTGGTGGGAGTACTGAACCAGAGGAGGTCACTATATCCTAATCCTTCTAAAAATGGACGAAAGAGTGGTTCACATTCCTGCAAAGCTCTGACTTCTTGCGGTATATGTTGCTTAATATAATCGAAATCTTGGTTATAATAGGCTAGTTTAAGGGGATAACCCCCATGGGCATTCACTTCTGGCCACTCAACTGCATTATTTTCCACGATTATCGGCCATTGCTCACACCAATTGAGGTCGACATGGGTAATTAGCTCATCGAGAGCGTCATATCGATCTTTATACATCTGAATAAGGTCTAGTGCCAGCACAAATGGGTCATGTTCGAGGATATCGGCGAATATGTACGCCCACGCCTTAATAATCTCGGCACAACTCTGCGTACTTACCACAGGATTAGCATGAGCCGCAGAGATCACAGAGAGTAGAGGATCTCTCATGGGTATTACCGTGGGGAAATTCTCTGCTAGCGCCTTGATCTTCGTCATATGCGGCGTAATGATCTGTCCCCACACCAAATTCCGCTGAGTAACGCTTAATCCCTTCTTTTCCGCCGTCTGTATGAGACTGGAGTTCTTTTTCAGCCGAGTAAATGGCACCTCATGGAAGTTATTAAACTCCATAAAGAACCTTCTCATGGTATGCAGCCCACTATGCGGAACCGCTATGAGATTAACTACATGCACGTCTCAAAGCTCCCCCGATTAACTCCCATCCGTCATCTTTTGGTGTTTTCTTCAATCCGATTTTCTGTTCTTTAAGCCAGGAAGACACACTTTTCCATTCATATTTGGAAGGCTTTGTTTGCATAGATCGTCGCACCTTTTAACTCAGCTTTAACAAGATAGCAATGATCGGTATCGCCGTGGCATTCAACATGTACATGAAATCCATATAAATCCTCGTCAAAACTCATCCTCTCTACAGGTTTCTTGCATTTCGCACAGAATGGTTTAGGAAACAACTAACCTCGCATATCCTCGCCAGCGGTTTGAACCTTCTTCCTTAACTATCTCAGGAGGAATTCTCCAATACATGGTGTCTCCATACTTATATGAGACATACCCTCCAATGCTATACATTAGATCCAGCCAGCATAGATTATACGAAGTTTCATAATTTATGACCTCATGGAACGGCTCGCCTGTATGAATATGTGCTCTCTCAAATTTTTTGTCACTACACTCCTTACCAAAGAAATCCGCGACGCTCTGACATGTTAGTTCCATTTTATTCTCCACAGTTTTCTTGCACTCATCACAGAATGGTTTAGGGCACAGAATAAACTACCCATGATATCTTGGGTTTTTAATACGTGTCAATCCTGGCCCAGGCATCCAAGGCCATTCTCCCATATATTTGCCTTTTTGTACTGGTGTTGGGCACTCACATCCAAATCCAGGTAAACTTTCACATTTACTGCATGTAAGTAATTTGCTAAACTTATCTGCTGAAAAAATTATCGCCATGTCATTTCTCAAAGGCATAGTCTGGAACAGTTAAACCTGATTCTCTCATTTTATTCAACCTTTGATTAAAGTCTTCTGCTGTGTATTCACGGTAAAAATCAGCTCCAGCCCAAATAGTCCAACCACCTTCGACGTCATGATAGGCATAGACATCACTTCCATCTACTCCCATACGACAATTACTCATGTTTCATTCCTTCTAACTGCTTGATTCTTCTTT